CAGCAATTTGAGTCTGGTGCTGTTCAGGATATGTGCGGAGAAGACGTTAGTTTCTGTTTAGATGCTATCGATGCAGGGTATGAGATCTGGTGTGACCCTCGAATTCGTGTTGGTCATGAAAAAACTCGTGTTATTTAACGAACGTGTCTCGATTTACTATGGAGGAATCTTAAAATGCCGATGAGAAGTGCAATCGGAGGTGAAATTATTGAAGCCACACCGAAAAAAACTCGTCAAGGAAGAGGAAAACACACAAAATATGCCGCTTCCTCTCGAAATAAAGCAAAAAAACGCACGAGAGGTCAAGGAAAATAAAAAGTGAGTGGATAAGGTGCTAAATAAAGTTATATTTGCTTCATAATAGTGCCTGTCCAACGTATAAGTAAGTCATTTAAGGACATAAGTATGTCTTTTCAGGTTAATCCGTTAACCGATGACCTTATTGCGATTAAAAATCAGACAGCTATTGCTCGTTCTCTTAGGAATTTGGTACTTACCACTCCTGGAGAACGATTTTTTAATGAAGAATTGGGTTCTCAGGTGAATAATTTGTTATTTGAGAATGTTGATGACGTTACAGCACTCTCTATAAGGAATGAAATTGAAAATGTTATTGAAAATTATGAACCAAGAGTTGAATTACTAAAAGTTGATGTCTTTCCTAACAGTGATTCCTATTCTATGGACGTAAAAATCTTATATAATATCATTGGAATTGATGTTCCACCTCAAGAATTATCATTTGTGTTAATACCAACAAGATAAATGGCATTAGTTAACTTTGCTAATCTGGATTTTGACCAGATTAAAACAACAATAAAGGATTATCTCAAATCTAACTCCGATTTTACGGATTATGACTTTGAGGGATCTAATTTATCTACAATTATTGATGTTTTAGCATACAATACCTATATTACCTCGTATAATGCCAACATGGTATCGAATGAGGTGTTCATTGACAGTGCTACTTTACGAGAAAATGTAGTTTCTCTAGTGCAAAATGTTGGATATGTACCTAGATCAGCAAGAGGAGCAAGATTAAATGCTTCATTTTCCGTTGATACCTCTGGATATGCAACTCAACCTCAAAAAATCACTTTAAATAAGGGAATAGTAGCAAGTACAACTCAATTTGCAAATGAAAGTTATACTTTTGCAACATTAGATGATACAACGGTTCCTGTTTACAATAAAAGAGCAATTTTTAACAATATAGAACTTATTGAAGGTATATATCTTAAGGCCAATTTTACAGTTGATGCATATAATCCAAATCAGCGATTTATTCTTCCAAATACTTCAATTGATACAACTACAATTAGAGTTACAGTAAAACCTTCTAGAAATTCCAATACAAAACGTACATATAATCAAGTTAGCAGGTTATATGAAGTAAATTCAGAATCACCTATCTATTATGTACATGAAATTGAAGGTGAACGGTATGAATTACTCTTTGGAGACGGTATTTTTGGTAAAAAATTAGAAGCTCCCAATTATATTGAAGTTTCTTATATTGTATGTAATGGAAAAAAAGGAAATGGGATATCATCTGCTACTTTTAATGGAAAATTAACTGCTACAAGAGAAGGAACAGCATTAACCTCAGGAATTTCTTTATTAACTTTCTCAAGAGGTTCTAGTGGGGGAAAAGATATAGAACCTATAGATCAAATTAAAAAATTTGCACCTCATTCATATGGTGCTCAACAAAGAGCTGTAACAACGGATGATTATGAATCATTAGTACCTGATATATACCCAGAGACAGACGCAGTAACTGCTTTTGGGGGAGAAGAATTAGATCCTCCTCGATTTGGATATGTTTTTATTGCAATAAAACCTGACAATGGTTCTTATATTCCAGATCAACTTAAATCAAATCTTTTAGATAATTTAAAAAAATATACAGTAGCAGGAATCCAACCAGTAATTATAGATTTAAAATATTTGTATGTTGAACCTAATGTTACGGTTTATATTAATCCAAATTTAACTGATTCTCCAAAAGATGTTTTAGATGCAGTAGATGACAATATAGATTCATTTGCAGAAGAAACTTTAAATGATTTTGGAGTTACATTTAATTATAGTAAATTCGGTACTGCAATTGATAATGCTGATGATGCAATAACCTCTAATATTACAAACGTTGCTGCAAGAAGAGATTTAAGACCATCATTAAATAATTTTGTTGAATATGAAATTTGTTTTGGTAACTGTATTTTTGTTGAAAATTGTGAAGGTCATAATATAAGATCTTCTGGTTTTACTGTATCGGGTATAAATGACGTTGTTTATCTTTCGGATCAACCTAATCCAGATCATAGAACAGGAACTATTTTCTTATTCCATTTAATGTCACCTACTCAAATTGAAATTGTTAGAAGAAATGTAGGTACGATAGATTATAAAAAAGGAGAGATCAAATTATATCCATTAAATATAACAGATACTGTATTACCTGTTGATGGTGGAGTCCCTGTAATTGAAATAGATATGATTCCTTGTTCTAATAATGTAGTTGGAGAACATGATTTATATGTGAGTATAGATACTACAGGAGATAATTCAGGGTTGGAGACGAGAGTAGATACCACAACTACTGACGGTAGTGAAGTAACAACTAGAGGAACAACGGTTACTTTCGAGACAATTACTACTACCACCACTGATACTAATCGTCCTGCTACTAGTCATGGATTTAAAAATAATAAATTGATTAGAGGACCAGAACACTTTGGATGCAATACTGATGGAACTGTAACCGCACTAGCAGCAGGAACAACACCAGCAACAACCCAAACCACCCAAGCAGCAGCTTATTAATAAAAAATGATATCTACCGATCTACAAAGAGTACAAGTTAAGAGTATAGTTGAAAATCAACTTCCTTCATTTGTTCAGAGTGATTTTCCTCTGTTAGGAGAATTTCTGACAGAATATTATACCTCTCAGGAATATCCTACTGCTTCTGCTTCTATACTTCAAAATATTGATCAATATGTTAAATTAGTATCTTTAACTACTAATAGAAAAAGCACTGAATTGGGAGAAGATATTGATGAACTTGCTACTACTATTCGGGTTGCTTTTGATTTAGAAAAAGATGTTTTAGGTACATATGAATTTCCTGAAAAATATGGTTTAATAAAAATTGATAATGAAATTATTTTATATAAAGAAAGGACTAATAGTGAATTTAAAGGATGTATAAGAGGATTTAGTGGAGTAACATCTTATAAATCTTCCTATGCTCCTGATCAATTAACTTTTTCTAAAAGTGATATTTCTTCTCATATTGCAGGAACTACTGTAGTAAATTTAAGTGCTTTATTATTTTCTGAATTTTTATATAAAATTAAACATCTATATTCTCCTGGTTTTGAGAAAAGGCAATTAGATGATGATTTAAATCAAAGACTTTTTGTTTCAAGAGTTAGGGATTTTTATGAGACAAAAGGTAGTGATGAATCTTTTAGAATTCTTTTTGGAGCATTGTATGGGGAACATTGTGAAGTAATAAGACCTAGAGAATTTCTTTTTAGACCTTCAGATGCAGATTATGATGTAACGAAGGATTTAGTGGTTGAATCTATAGAAGGAGATCCTTCAGAACTTTTAAATTGTACTTTATTCCAAGATTCTTACCCTGAATATGGAATATCACAAGCTTTTGCTCCCATTACTAGAATAGAAAAAATTAATTTTAATGATGCTGAGTATTATAGATTAGGAATTGATTATAATTTTGATAAAGATATTTCTATTCGGGGAAGTATGTATGGTGAGTTTTCTAACCATCCATTAACTAAAATAGTTACTCAAGTTTCTTCAGGTTCTAGTGTAATAGATGTAGATTCAACAATAGGATTTCCTTCAAAGGGAGAATTAGCAATTACTTATGAATCAGGGGTTGCAGGAATATTAACTTATAGATCTAAATCAGTAAATCAATTTTATGGAGTTGGAGTAGCTAAAACTACTACTATAGGTATTGGTAGTGAAGATTCTATTGCTTCAAAATCTGATATTAGATTAAATGTTAATGCATATGGATATGTAGGTATAGGAACTACGACTAAAATAGAAGTAAGAATAGGAAATGTTCTTGAAGAAGCTGTAATACCAGAAAATACTTACTATTATTCACCAAATGATGTAGCAAAGGTTCAAAGTTTAGGTATTACTACTTCCAGTCCAAGAGTTAATGATTGGTTTTATAATTTATCTATTAAATATGATATAAAATCTATAGAATTAACCGATGAATCAGATTTTACTTATACAATCGTAACTTATGATGAAAATAATTTAAAATTAGGTGATAAAGTTGTTGTTACTGATACTGCAGGTAGTACTAGAGATTCTCTAGTTAATGAAATTATAAGTGAATATAGTTTTTCTATTAAAGGTCAAGGACGTATTACTTCTGCAAGTACTACTGTTGAAAGAAAAATATTAAGAGCTAAAGTTGACTCTACACTTTCTGATTATGATTATATTAATAATTATTTTGCAAATATTCAAAATACATATGTAAAATTTAATCAAGATGTACTAGTTGCTTCTTCTTCTATTCCCAATTATAATAATACTCCTTTAGATTTTTATGATAGAAAACTTATTTTAGATGGAAGTTATAGTGGAGA